ATTGTGAGTCTAAGGCTAATACTGAGTGATACTGGACTAAGACTGAGACGCAAACAGATAGTGACATATTGTAACACACAATGTCATGTATCATATGCGTCCCTGTTGCGTATGAGTGTGAACGGTATACCGCAGTTGACGTGTCTCACGGCGAGACCCAGTAAGACACCGTCCTAGTTGCGCTGAGACTCACGATTCTCGCTGGACGCATGAGACTCAGGAGTCATAATGATACTACCGACCTTGGGGGGAAATTGCGACCGCTGTGTGTCGATAATAGACTTCAGAAATTTATGTTAAAATTTACCAGCTTCCGCCTGTAATATACAGTAAATATCTGTTAGAGTAAGTTAGTGGTAGTATATTAAGAGTTATCAACTCATATGATAACCAGTAATAGGTTTAGGAGAAAGAGATGTCTTTGGATATGTTTGTCCAAAGGCAGCGGCTTTCTCCAGAGGGGTCGAGTCCACCCTTCTCTTCCCCTGTATACGTGAGGGATCGACCTAACGCCATGTTGGTAAGGGTTTTCCTTTATCAAGCCCCTGAGCCTCTTTACGCTGCTCTAGAGACATCCCCATGACTAGGTGGTTAGCACTTGCTTGAGGGTCATCTAGAAATCCTTCCAATATATCTGCAAACTCTTTTCTCTTTCTGTCTGCTATTTCGTCTAATGCACTTATATGTAGAGCATCTGTAAAATACTTAACTCCCTGTGCTAGACAATCTAATCTGTCGTCATGTTTAACGGCACCTTTTTGCCGACACATACGACTCATTTGATAAAAGAGCATATAGAGTAGTCGTTCCTCAGGCGCAGCGTCTTTGTTTGACCTATAATCCCAGTCAATAACCCCACGGTCAACAACAAGACGATGCTGGTTAAGGATAGGTTCCAAAGCATCAATAATTCGATCTTCTTTCCGAACATTTGCACGTACTTCTTCGATATTGATATGCTGTTTTGTCTGAATAAGATGTTTTTTAAATAATTCACTAACTATACCGTCTCCAAAGTTTGTTTCGATGACAAGTGACGTAACTCCGTACTTTTTACATCCTCCAAGGATGTTGAGCAAGGTATTATCACTGTACCCGTCTCTAAAGGCACACATTTCATGCAAGTAGATGATTCCGTTGCGTTGGGATAGATAACAAGCCGCTGTTTCGTCTGTACCCCTACCGGATGGATCCACGCTACAAATGGTTTCGTTATATTCACTCCACTTTCCTTGCAGTTGCATAGGTGAATAGAAATAATCTCCCGGTAGCCCAACTGTTGGGGCGTCTTTAATGACGTTGTCGGGATCTGAGCACCATATAACGTTTTCGGGTGCAGTAGTAGGATTAACGCTAGTAATGATGAGATCAGCCATCTTAAGTGGGAATTTTTCAGCATCTGATAAACTTGTGTCGAGTTGAAATTGCAACATATAGTTGCTACGACCCATAGACGCTTCTCTTTCTAGCAAATCATCGCTGTCAAATCGGTCTGGATCAGTTGGTTCCCATGGTAGGGCACCATTGTCTATATCTTCCTGTATCTCTGGTGCTAAGAGCCCCTCGTACTGACTGACGTTACTTTCTCTGGGGTATCTGGCGGGCCAAATAAATGGTCTATAGCTCCGCTCTGCCAACTTACGATAAATAGTAAAAGTAGTCTGAGGAGTCCCGAGATACATAATACGGCTGTCACTTTTCGGCGTGAGGATTGATTCTGCTTCGGTACATAACTGAAGAAGTTTCTCACGCATAAGCTCCGTCATACTGTTGCCCGGCACCTCTACGTCGTCTAAAATCATAAGATCTGCTCGGCTTCCGGTTAGCTGCCCAGTGATTCCTACCGATTTTACGCTTGGGGCTTGGTGTGGAGAACAGTTTACGTCGAAGCTGATGCGACTCCAACGAGAATCGTCCGACTTCGGTTGTAGTTGACTTAGCCATGGTGTTTCAATAATAAGTTTTTGTAGAAAGATCGACATGTTATCTGCACGTTCTTTTGATGCAGATACGATCATTATTTTTTTCTCAGCGTCGTTAAATAGAGTCCAAAGAACAAAAGCACCAGTAATCCAGCTCTTGCCAACTCCCCTAAACGCCTGTATCTGTAGTCGCTTGGGACCATGTTGAATGTAATCAGCAATCGCATACTGTGCCCTCGTTGGAGAAGGTAAATCAAGCTGATGCCACAATGCCTGTAGAAACAGCTTAAAATCCTGTTGTAATAATGCTAAAGTATCATTCATTTATTTCTTTTTAGGATTTTTATTATCAAAGTTTTTAGGAGGTTTTCTAGATTTTTTAAATGTAGGCTTAACTGTTATTTTCTTTCTAGGTCCAACAGGTAGAATACCTTCCGATGCTAACCAAGCTCTAATTTCTTCTTTTGACCAAACTCGGCTACCCATCTTTTTCCAATCAAACTTAGCTACAGCCTCTCCTGACATTTGATTCATTACCTCATTATGTATTCTAACAGTATCTAATCTTTCTATTCTAATAATTTTTTCTGCATTACCGGGTTCAAAATTAGGATTAAGGTGTACCACATGGTCAGGGTATCTTATGGTTGCATCTTCGATAACCTCATCAAAATTATCCTTTGTCTTTTTAAAAGTTTGATGCAACTTTCTCATACCCGGCTCAAACTGAGCACTTAATGATAAAGAATCAGGCTCGTAAATTAAATGAAAATTTTTTGCGTCCCCCGGCTGGAATCTAATTTTTTGATTAGGATATCTTTTTTGTAATGGTACGTGTTTCCAAATTTTACTGTCTATAGCATAGCCATGTTCCCCGTAATAGGTTCCAGCTTTTAAACTTTGTAATTGGTTTCCTATATCTATCCTTCTTGTCTCCATAATCTGCCTTTGTACCGGTGTTAGCTTATTGTTAGCAAGTGCTTTTTGCAAATCTATTAGTTCCAGCTTTTTCTGATCCATAATTCGAGATGCTAATAAAACTTCTTGTTGATTCATGCTGTAACGATCAATTTCTTTAAATCGTTTCCATTTTTTCTGAATTGTACTACTATAAACTTTATCCAGTGCATTTCGTACATTTCTAGCTCTAAGTCTTGTAGCCTCTGCTAATCTAGCATTACTTAAACTAAATCTTACTGTACCATCTGTGTTTTTAGCAAATGAAGGGTTATAAACTTCGCCAGTTGCAGGGTTAATAAATTTTGCAAATCCTCTTCGTGTGCCTTTTGTTCTTATATAATTTTCTAATTCTGTGTAATAAGTATACAAAGCGTCAGAAACATCGTATTCCGTCATAAGGTCTCCTGTATCTTTAGCTCTTTTTACTAATGTAGGTAATTTAAGTTTTCCTGTTCGTCCATCTACCTTATAACCAAAGTTAGCCCAGTTAAAACCAGATCCACTAGGAGGCGTACCGTTAATACTTTGCAATAACACACCTTTTAAAGCTGGATTTCGGTTAGCTTCCATTATTTTCTCAGCTTTAGCTATAGCTGCTACTTTTTTACCACTTTTCACAACCTTACGTACGCCTTTATCTCCAGCAACTGCTAGACCTATACGTGTGCCATAAGTAAATGTACGAGGATCTATCAGGTCTTGACGCTCTGCTAGATTACGAACGCCACCTACAATAGCTTCTTCTGCCTGACCTATCTGCTTAATTACAGGTAAGTTACCTATGAAGGAGAGACCTTGAAGACCTCCCCTGACAATATCATCGGTACCAAAGCCGGGTTTCTCCTCGGCAGCTCTAGCTATAGAGTCAGTGAACTGATTTAACTTACCTTCTATAGCATCATTAAGTCGTGTAAATAAAGGTAGGTTTTCTTGTTCATTTTCCACGGATCCTCTTTAAAAGTGTTGGTTTTTTGCTTTGAGCCGCTTTATATTCTTGTTGTTTTATAACTAGCCTTGCTAAACGCTCAGGAGTAAATCCTGATTCCATGTCGTCGCCCATTAGACGTTTTTGTATAGCAGTAGGATTCTTTCTAATACTATCTGCCATTTCACTTAGGCTTGTTGCTGCTTTAAAACCAGTTTCTGAGGTTGGCGTAGGAGCTCCTGTACTTGCAATCCCTGCACCTTCTGTGCCTGCTGTAGTTGTTAAGCCTGCTTGATCTCCTCCGTAAATTTGTAACTGCTCTCTAGCGGAAGGTTGTGGACCATCCCATTCCTGAGTTTCTCCTTCAATAAAAGCAGCTTCTTTATCAATCGGAACGGTTCCAGTTAACTCTTGCATCATCTCAACACTAGGTTGACCACCCGGTCCCCATTCATTTCCCTCTGCCTCGATAGCAGCAGCCTCTGTATCAATAGGTCCAAAGTTTCTACCTTTCATTTGTGTTTTATAGCTGTCTGAGAATTTACTTAGCCTAAGCTTTTCTCTTCTTTCTTTTGCTCTTTGAGCCTGTAACTCTCTTCCTGTTAGTTTTCTTTTCATTAGTTAATATGGGATAAGATTGTATGCTCTCGGTCTGTAGTGCCGAACGTGGCTCTCATCCAGTCGAGCCAGTGCCTACTACCTTTGTCCTGATTACATTGCCTGCACGAGGATACAACATTCGTCGTAATATCCTCACCCCCTTTACATTTAGGGTGTACATGGTCAATAGTAAGGTTGTGTAATTCATAAAATTCTCCGCAATAAACGCATTGACAATTAAAGTGCTCTTTGATAGCTCTTCTCCAGAGCCGCTTCGATTCTGAACTTGTCATCGTTATTAAATTGTGTAAATAGTAATCAGGTTTAGGTAGTAATGGGGTCATCTTCTAATTTTAAGTCTGCTACGTCGGTTAATAGATGGTTTTTGTTTTCTGCCACGGGTTTTGCTACCCTTATAATGTGCGGCATCGAGACCGTCACGGTTCCCATATGTACCAAGTTTTCTATTAAGTTTGTTTGCATTGACTCTAAGTGCTAGACCTTTTTTAGTTTTGTTATATTTAGACTGCTGTTTACGTCTTTTAGCAGCAGCCTTTGGATTTCTTTTATAGTATTTAGACGTTCTGCTTGCCATACAACCTCCTCTGTACAAGATTTGAATCTACAGTAGGTAAGAGTTTATTTAATTTGTCAAGAGGGCTACCATCGTAAGCGACACCTGTAATGTCGTTAGTTTTTAACCAATCACATGCTGCTTTTAAATCTTGTGTTGTAGCCTCTCCGCTTTTTATTCTATGTAGAAAGTCCTCTGTAACAAGATAGTGTAACTCGTTAAAACTCTCTTCGGTTGCTTTTCTGGGTAGTTTCTTGACTGTATCCATTAGACTTTGCCTTTCTTTTGTTTTTTGTAGTGGTTAATTACGTTTTTCTTATCTTCTATGGTATATTCACCATACTTTTTGTTTCCATACTGTCTTTGTATAGATTCAAATACGTGGTCAGGCATAGACGATACGTTTACTCCTTCAAGGTTACCACTATTAAAAGGGTCGATTTTTTTAGCACCCTTAGATGCTCCTGATTTTGCCATTATTTTGTTGTTAATAAGTTTTTCTTGACGAGCTCGACTAGCTTATCATCTACAGTATTATCTGTCTTTTGTGCATAGGCTTCTAGTAGTTTTACTACAAGTTCTTTAACTGCATCTGTTTTTAAAAATGCAAATAATATGGGTTTAATAACTGCGATCATTTTGTTTCAGTGGTTTTAGTAGTTTTTTTCTTTTGAGCTGCTTTAATCTTTTTCAAAGCTGCTTGTCTTTCCTTTTCAAATTGTAGTGATAATGTACTCATAATTTATAGGGTGTAAGTTTTTTAAGTGTATCTGCCATCCAAGGTTCCCAAGGGCAACCAAGACCGCACATTTTAGTCTTATAATAGTTTTCGTACCATCTATTTGTTCTCATTCTATTGTAGAAGTATCCTAGCTCTTTTCGAGTAAGTTCTACTTTGACTGTTTCTTCCAAGTCCATTTGTTTTCTTGTTTAGGTGGATTTACTTTTACTATAGGTACTATATCTGAGCATATGTGATATACTCTTGTGTTAGGCCGTATAGTAAAACCTCTTTGCTGCAGCTCTGCACACTTCAATGCTCGTACAAGCTCGAAGTCTAGCTGCATCTTTTCTTCTTGACGTTTAGCTATCCGCCTACATTGCTTGAGACCTTCTCTGTCCAGTGGCACCATAAAGTTA